ATTTCTTGTTGCTGTTATTCCTTTTATGTCAATAGGTATTCCAACTACTTTATTATAATAAATAGAGTATTGCTTTACTTCATTAATAGGTACATATATAACTGCACTTTTAAAAATATCTTGCGAAGATATAATACCAGCTCTTCCTTTACTTGGTATCGCTATTTGAAATTTCATTTAATACTCTTTCTTTAAACGTTTTTAAATCAAAAACCCTTTCAATTCCTCTGCCAACTTTATCGCTTGAACTATTTGTTTTGCAACCCCCTTGCCTAACTAATCCACATTTAAATATATTTTGCAATTCATTCCATTCATCACTATCTTCATCTGCCATTATTAAAATATATTCTTTTTTTGGTATAACTTGCAATGATTTTGGTATTTCAATAGATTCCCCATCTTCAAGATTATCAATCTTATCAAATAAAGGTAAATCCATCCCCCAATCTTCAAGCTGCTCCATATCCCATTCGTTTGCAATGTCATCCCAAGACCATTCGCCATATCCTAAATTATCTTTAATTGTATATGCTTTTAATTTTTCTACTGATGTATCTTGTGGCAGTATTTTAACAGGTATTTCTTTTATTCCTAATTCTTTACAAGCACCTAATCTCATATTACCTGCAATAACTATTAACTCATTATTTAAATCATAAGCAATAACTTCCCTTAAGTGTAACATTTCAGGGTCATCCTTAATTGACTTAACTAGCTTTTTAAACTTGTCATCCTTCAATAATCTTGGATTTTTAGGTAACCCTTCTATTTGTCCAGTATTATTTTTTAACTTATTAATACTAATTATTTGACTTATCATTAATCAATTTTTTAATATAAAATACTGAATCAAGTAATTCCTCGTATAAATGATTTAGCAATTCTTCTTTATTTAAATTAGCATCATCTAATGTAGTTCCGTAGGTCTTAATTCCTTTGTCGATGCGCTTTTGTAAGTCTGCATTAATCTCGTCTAATAATGGCATTATGTTTATCTTTTAAAAATTGCATATACTGTTCCTTATCTCCAAAAAAAATATGACATTGCCTGCACAATGCCATAAGGTTATTAATTAAATCTTTCTCTTTGCTTCCACCCATACCTCTTGCTTCTATATGGTGGATGTCAACTGCACGATTATCACATACCTCACAGGCAACATAATCATCTTGCCCATAACCAAAATACTTTAAATATATTTTAGTGTGGTTTTTCATTAAAAAGGTAAATCATCTTTTGAATTAATACTTATTGCTTTTGTATCCCCCTTTGCCTTTGGGTCGTAATCATTTAAAGTAATCTTTACGTTCTTTCCATACTGGTCAGGTTCAGCAAATATGCTGATATTCAATTTAATATACTTCTTGCCATTGTATTCGTATGAATGCTCAAGTGCATCCGTAATACATAGGCTTGAACTTAAGAAAGTATCGTTAATTTTTTTACCGCTTCCCAATCTAATTTGTTGTTTTTTTTCTTCGTTCATTGTTATTGGTTTAAATATTCGTTTATTAATTTAATTGTATGTCCAAATCCTTGTCCAAATTCTGCTTTATATCCTTTACCTCTTAGCTTTAGCATCATTGTTTCCTGTTCTTCGTGATGTGCGTTCTTTCGCATTGAGCCATCTTTTTTAAATACTACGTTATTAATTGTTTTTAGTTCAATAAAGAATCCTGCAAAATTCCCTTTCGGTTCTGCTATAAATAAATCAGGGTAAGCATTGGAATACTGGAGTGCTTTGTGGCGCTTAGCCATCCCTATCGACATTCTCATTCCCGAACTGAAGTCAGTTCTAAATATAACGTAAGGGTAGATTTTACGTATGTAGTCGCAAACTAACCTGTGTAAGTCTTTCTCTAACATTTCATAAAATTAAAATAAAGTTATTAACAAATAAAATAAAGTTATCAAAAGCAATTTAATTATCATCCTCTCTACTGGTTAATTTTTAAACTGCTTTTGATGTCATAGTTTCCCCCTCCTTTTTTGTTTAAGTTTATAATTTTGATACAACACTATTTTATAATTTATGTCACAAATTTTTATAAAACCGTGACAGATTATAACGGTTTGCGTTGAATAATAATACTATTCGACGCATATTTGCATTAATTATAATTTTTTAATTTCTTGTTCAACTTCTGCCCAATATGTAAATGTTGAATAAATATCTGTATTAAATGGATTGCTATGTGGGTTTGCTAATATTATATTATCTACTGCTATTAATGCGCATTGTTTAGCGTTTTTTTGACAAGTTCCATTTTCGTTTGGTAAGGCATAAACCCACATTTTTTCAACTAATTCTACTGCTTTTTCTTTTGGTGTCATAATTTATATGTTTTTAATTGTAATTTATTAATCTGCTCCTATTTATATTCATTTGCATCTAGTTTTAATGTGTCTTAAATGTCGCATAAAGCCATCATTAGTGCCTTATATGAAACATTATGCATGATATATTTAGCAAAATTCATGCAATATGTAAAGCAATAACTTGTCTTTTTGTAAAATGTTACAATATGCGCAGTATAACTACTGAATTTGGCACAATTTTACTTCTAAGATTGTCAATTTATATGCGGCCAAATCTCAATTAAATGTTATTATTTGGCAAAGTATAATGTTGACTGGATCACTATAAAATAATTGTTATGTCGACAATGTACCGAATTATAGTTATTAATTTATCGCTCATTAAAACCTTGTTTATCAATCATAGTTTATTTGTCAGTTTAAAGCTGACTATATTACTATAAATCATTAGCATATAAGCTAGTTATAAGCAAGTTGTGGTGGATTGGATTCGAACCAATGCAAGTCCCAACCTTTACAGGTCATTCCTACCACAGGTCAATTAAGGGAAACGCACCACAACCATACTTATACACAAGTACTGTTACTCGCACATATCAAAGTCAATCCTATTGTCGTTCATTAATTCTCTTAATTTATCCCTGACCTCATCCAGTTCTTTATCTTTGTATTTAATTTCGCTTCTTAACCATAGGTCAAAATCCCACAAGGTGCTATACATTTTTAATGCTTTTGTATGCAGTTCAAACTCCTGATTATCTTCAGGTAGATTAAATTCTAATATTGCTTTCATAAGTTTTTAAATTATCATTTCTTTAAATTCCATCCTTTCGCCAATAAACTGAAAAGGAATATTTTTTAAATTACCATGCCTATTTTTTGCTAACTTAACAATACATTTGCCTTCGCTGCCATAAGTCATTCCATCAACTTCTATTTCTTTTATTCCGTATGTTTCAGGTCGCATTAAAAAGATAACTGAATCTGCATCCTGCTCTATGCCTCCGCTTTCCCTTAGGTCGGACAATTGAGGCATCTTGTCATTTCTACTTTCAACCGCTCTGCTTAATTGAGAAAGTGCCATAACTGGTATATTTAACTCCTTTGCTATTATTTTACATCCTCTGCTTATTTCTGCAATCTCGCTTTCCCTATTTCCTTTCCTATCTACTCCACTCATAAGTTGAAGGTAATCAATACAAAGAAATTCAATGTTATATTTTCTTTTTAATATAGCTGCTTTGCTTCTTAAATCTCTGATGTTTAAACTTGGTGTGTCATCAATGTATAACTTAGATTTTTGTAATCTTTCCTCACTAGCCATTAGCATAAATTTTTGTGCTTCTGTAAGATTATTAGTCCGTAGATAATGGTGCGCTATACCACTATCCAAACTTATTAATCGGTTAACTAACTGCTCCCCTGACATTTCTAAACTAAATATTCCTACTGGCTTATCTTGTCTTAAAACGTTTAGTATTGCATTAAGCATAAAAGCAGTTTTTCCCTGTGCTGGTCTTGCTGCTAGTATAATTAAATCAGGATTAACCCATCCACTAATATATTTATTTAAACTCTCCCAGCCTGTATCAATTCCTATTTGTCCATTTTCTAAAACTGCATCCCTTTCTTTAGCTAAAGACATGATGTAATGAGCCATGCCTTTCTCACTATTTTTATAAATGCTTTCCTGTGCGTTTAGTATTTTATTAGAAGCATTATTAAGATGGTTTTCTATTTCTCCCTGATAAGAATCATTTACAAGTTCTTGACCTATTACAATACCTTTTCTTTGCAGGTAATTTTGTTGCAAAATTAATATCCAGTCATTCATTGAACTGCTGCCAGTTACATTATTTGTTAGTTTAACAACTTCAAATGGTCCGCCGACTGCTTCCATTTGCTCTTTGGTGGTTAAATACTGGCATACAGTTACTATATCAATTGCACCCATTTTATCATATAAACCCTGAATTGCTTTAAATATTAATTGGTTTTTAGTTTGGTAGAAAAATTCGCTTGTAATTTTAGCTATGTAGGTATGTACTGAATTTTGTTCGATTAATAATACCCCTAGTATCCTATCTTCAACCTCTTTGTTGTTTGGTGGTGCTTTTGTTGTCTTAGCCATTTTAAGCCTGTTTTTTGGTTATTTAATTGGTTTGTGATAGATTCTATCAAAAGTAATTTAAAATCAAACCTTGCTACCTTAAAATGCATTTAAATAGCATTTATACTGTTTTGAAGATTGTATTTGTATTAAAGAACTATTTTTGTTAAAAAATCCCTATTATTTATTTCTTTACTTTCTTTCTTTGCATAGCCCTCCCCATTAGCCACCCCAATAGCCCCCCCATTTTTCCAACGTAAAGCTGCACCTTTTTTACCCTTGTCGCTTAATTTTTTTCTCATGTCTAAATGCTCGGTTAATCTTTTTGAAAAGAAACCATTTTCAGCAATTGTAAACAAATTAAATTCCTCAATAACTGCCTTTACTTTTACCTCATTTGTCTGCATCTGCATTGCAAGAACTGGTGTAATATTCAAGGGTAATATGCCGCCAGCCTGTGCCAAATTTTCTACTAAAAACCAATATATTCCGTAACCTTCCATGCCTAATTGCTGCCTAAGAAATAGAATCTTTACATCGTTTGAAGCTGCGTAATCATGGCTAAAGTAATAACTTTTATTCATTGATTTTAATTTTACGTTTATTTAAATTGTAGGTAATGTTAATCAAATTCTTGTCTGTCAGTTCTTTAAGCCAGTTAGTAATTGTCATTGTACTTACTTCGAAGCAATCTGCATAATGAGCATTTGATTTTTCTAGTGCTTTTGTATGCTG